GGAGATGACCCAGATTATGATCCCGACGAGATTCTGCCCACGAATGGTGATGGTGATTTCGCCTCATCATACATTACTGGACTCGCTAACGCCTGTAATAGAGTGTTTAACATCGGAGGTGACGCCAGAAAGAATTTTGCTAGTTCTATCCGTGATTATAAGACCATCCGTGAGTTCTTTGAAGACAGTTTAGATTATATTATTGGTTTATATTATCAATATGTATGGGGAGAGACCTATATACCCCCACGTCTTAAAACAGATATTGTTCCTATTCAAGAATGGATAGCTAGAGTCAATGAGCTTAACGTCGATCCTTTATGGCGCACCAGAGCTACCCTAGATTCATTGCTCGTTTCAAAGATTCAGACCCTAGTTACAGATGGTGAGAACTTAAGCCAAGCCCTGCTCGCAAGAAAATTCCCCCCACGTTATCTTTATGATTTCAATGCGAAGTTTGCCAACCTCTCTATACTCTTATATGATATTAAAGCACAGCGCTCTTGTATGGCTAGTGCACCAGAACCAGTAGGAGTTCTCCTTCACGGAGATCCCGGAACAGGAAAGTCAATGGGAGCTAAGTTGTTGTCAGCTGCCGTCTTCAATAGGTTTATTAGAAGTGTTTATATGCCCAACAGAAAGGAGAACTTTACCGACCACGATTTATATGTCAGAGATCCGTCAACCGAGTTCCATAACGGTTATGTGGGTCAGTCGGTCGCTCTCCTTGATGATATATTCCAAGCAAAGGAGAATAATAGGCGTATCCTTGAAGCCCTCGACCTCATTAAGTTCATTAACACAGCACCATTCCCAATGAATATGGCATCACTTGAAGATAAAGGAAAAACCTGGTCTAACATAAAACTTTTGTTCGCTACCACCAATTCACCAGAAGGAGTCCCATCCACTTTACCGGTAGAAGATCTCACAGCGATTAAGAGAAGATTTGTCCTTACTGCAGAAGTTATAAATATAGACGGTTCTCGTTACTATCAGCTCAAGCACCCAATTACCATGAAACTTATAGGTAGCCCAATAGGAGAAGGAGCTTTCGTTGAACTAATTTGTAAACAGATGCAACACAATTACACTATGTTTGAGTCCTTCAAGAAACAGGAGATAAACGCGTCCGTAACAGAACAAGAACAATCCTTCCTTGACAAGTTTCCCATGGGTAGCCCCGTCATGTACACCGCAGAAAAAGCTAACTCCCTTACCGGTTCATCCAGTGCTGCACACCAAAGCCAAATGAGAGAGATTCAGGATTATATCGACTCCTTGATGGACTTCTTGGAAGAACCGATGTTTAGAAAAGGGAAGCAAGTTATACCCAAAGAAATTACCATTATTCCAGTTCCCCCAGGTTGCGCAAACAGAGACGGTACCCCCAACTATCCTAAAGTGCTAGAATACTATATTATAAAACTCGAGGAACTCGATAGATCAGGAGATGGAGTTGAACCTTGTGGTTTAGGGTCATGTTTAACTAAGCTCTGCCGAAGACCTTTATCCGCGATTAAGAAATGGTGGAAGTACGATCCCATGGTTGGACGCTATAACAGAATGATTAAGCTCGTTAAGCTTCTAAATGACCCTATTGATTATGATACCCTAGGAGAATCTGAGCTCTACTTCTTAATTCAAGATCTTACCCAGGACCCAAGTCTCATTCCTGAGTTTATGCTTCCCCAATTTGCACCCGTCTATGAAGCCCTCGAAGTCCGACCATACTCGAAAGTTGTCCTAGCCAGCCTGTTACCTTACCTCCAACGTGAATTTACCCCTAAGAGCGTTTCCTTGGCCATCGCCGAATACGAGAGACATATTGCTAACACACCTAGTCTGAAGGAACGCACTGTATTGCGTCTAAAGAAGATTTTCACTTATATCTATTCTAATTTAATTCATTGTGTCACTCTCCCATTCGGACTCATCTCATCAATTATGGATATCCAATCTAGTCTTAAAACACTCAAGAACGTAGCCCGTGTGGGAGCCGTTGTTGCTGGATTATCCTTAGCAATCGTTGCTATTGTTGCTGTCACCAAAACCCTAAGCAAGAATACCACCGGTGCCCCTTCTATTTTCCCAACAAACGATGGATGGAGTAGTGATGATGCAGATGTTAGCGATACCAAGTTTGACCGCGACAGAATTAGAGAAATAGATAGAGGATTTAACGCTGAGAAAGCCCGCATAAATAAAGGAAAAGGTAAACGAGGTAACGTAGTAGCGTATGATGTTCCAACCCGAAATTCCCACTACGTTAAGATGCGAGGAAGCCAACAGACCAATGTTGCAGTTCAGAACATGTACAATCTAGGAATATTATCACAAGGTCAAGTAAGCAGTGGAGTTGGAATCTTTGTAAGAGGATCGACATTCCTTGTTCCCCGCCACGTGATTAAGCCCATCTTGGACGACCCCAAAGGATCAGTTAGCTTTTATAAGTCCTCGGGTAAGTGCTTTACAGTAGAAGGATCGGATATGCGTTTTTTCGACGGAAAGGATTATGGTAAGGATCTAGTTATCTGTTATATCACCAGTAAATCCATTAGACGACACAAAGATATTATTACCAAGTTCATGACCCTTGACGTCTTTAATGCCCACTCTAGGAAAAACAACGGCTTGTTTGAAAACACCTTCTATGGTTCTTGTGATATGAATGGTAGTATCGAATACTCAAGTGGAGGTACTACAGTTATGGAGCAGTTCCTTTGCCCAGAGTTACATGATCACGTTCTTGGTCTAAAGATGCATATCCCCGTCATAAAAGGCTATTCTGGTTCTTTATGTTTATCTGCCCTCCCATCGTTCGCCGAAAGTCCCGTTCTTGGAATTATTACTGGATCTAATGAGAGAAACGCCTATGCTTACCCCGTTACACAAGAATGGCTAAGAATGGGCTGTGATAGTTTAGGAGATAATGTCCCCGATATTGATGATCCCATAGAACCCACCTCAGTTAAGCTTTCCCCCTTCCCTTATACGACGCCCTATGCCAAGATGGATGAATCGTTTGTCTCATCTCTTCCCAATAAGAATGGAATCGTCCCCTCAAAGATAGCTAAAGATCTAATAGAACTCGTTGGTCCACCAGATACGTACCCCAATGTTACGTGGATAGAAGACGGACATAGACCTCTTTCTAATGCCTTGTCAAAGTTCGAACGGCCCACTATAGATTTACCTACGGATGTCCTGAAAGCAGTAACTAAAGAATACCATAAATCATTCCCCCAGATTTCACACTTCCGGTACATGACATTCGATGAAGTAGTTGATGGGAACCCAGATATAGAGCACCACTCGGGTATATGTAAGACCAGTTCTCCCGGCTACCCGTACACCCAGATAAAAGGCTTCAAGACCCGAAAGGAAATCTTTTCCGACCCCGTAAAACGTGATATCCTAAAGAAACGGTGTGAAGAGAAATTCAATAAGATCATATCAGGAACCTGTCTTCCGAAGGAACCTATGACAGCATCATTGAAAGTAGAGAAACGTACAGAAGAGAAGAAATACCACCCACGAATGTTCTTTTCTGCCCCACTGGAATTTATCATAGTTCATGAAATGTTACTCGGTTATTTCTTCCATCAGATGAAGATCAGACACGTTGATTCCGAAGTTAAAGTAGGAATTAACCCCCATAGTGTTGATTGGACCTATTTCTACCAATATCTTGCTAAGTACGATAAATGCATAGACGGAGACTTTAGTGGTTACGATATATCCCTGTCAAAGAAGTTAGCCGCCTTTGTTTATGAGGCCTATCTCAATTATTTCAAAGAACGCCTGGATCTCACCCCCGATCAGATCAAGGAGATCTCGTATGCCTTAGATTGGTCTCTCGAGAATCACATGTGTGCCACCGTGATCCTAATGGGAGTCGTATGTATCTTCAATAGATCTCTTGTAAGTGGAGGACCAAATACCAGTATGCTCGGATCTCACTCTAATGGTTTACTTGCAAGAAGTTTCTGCTATTATCTGTTCCCTGATATATATAGCGAGCACTTCTGGCAATGTAATACTAGAGCAGCGTTCTATGGTGATGATCATATCATCTCTCTTAGTGATAAACTTGCTCAGAAGTTTACTAAGATTACGTACGCTACGTACCTGAAACAGTATACTGGGATGATTTACACTAATACGGATAAATCCCACGACCTAAATGAACACTCCCCTCTTCTTAGTTGCGTTTTCCTTAGGCGAAATTTTAGACCCGATTCTTCCACCGGCAAGACCCTAATTTACGCCCCTCTACCCTTGAGCCTCATTTATACCATGTGTATGTGGGTGTCCAATGCCCATAATAGCACAGCCCTTCTCAAAGACGTTCTCAAGGCAGCTCTCTATGAATTCCAGCACCACCCACCTCAAATTTGTGATAGTTCTTCCTCTCTGCTAAACAAAGTCATGAGTAGATACGGATTTACCGTCTTTGCCCCAAGATTAAACATTGCAAGTAGCGGCAATGATTTTTCTACCAACTTTTAAACACACACACACACCCCCTCCTTTAGTAGATGAGTTGCGTTTCTACAATCCTAGGAGACTAAATATAAGGCAAACCCGCATATAAGCAAGTGATCTTAGTATCTCTTTTCCTTGGAGGATACTACTGCTTTGCTCGAATTCAAAAAGGAACCAAGGCGTTCGGTTTAATGCTGCCGGATAGCCTCTCTAATTAGTATTGCCCAAATTCAAAATACCATCGACGCAAATAACCAATCCATCGACAGTACCACACCTTTTGCCCCTGACACCACATCCCACCAAGGTTTTACAACCTTTAAAGACGCCGATATCATCGGTGTACAGCACCCACCCAACAATAACCAACTTGGTGACGCTACTCACCCCTATCCCTCCCCTATTATCGAGCCCCTATCGTATAAGCACAATGTGGCCAATGCAACATGGTCCACCACAATGCCCAAAGGGAACGCAGTTCTCTTCGTTAATTTTCCACAAGCGCTTTTAAATGTCCCATTCGTTTCCAGTAAACTGAACAATTTCGCCATGTTTAGAGCCGATGTTGATTTCGAGGTTAAGTTAAATGCAACCAAGTTCCACAGAGGAGCCCTTCAAGTCGCTTGGATACCGGGAAAGACCCTAGTCCCTCATGATCTTTATAGATATTCTGGTCTCCATTCTCAGATCCTCTCGGCCTCCTCAACCACAGGAGTCTCTGGAACTATCCCTTATTTTAATCGAAACAACTATGCCAACCTTATAAACAAGTCCAAACGTGCAGTAAATGAGTTTGGATCATTAATTATTACCGTAGCAATAGCTCTTGACGCTATATCAGGAGCTAATACGTCCGTAGAAGTCACGGTTTTCGCCTCTTTCTCTAACGTTGTTCTTAATGGTCCATCCGAGAAGGTAGTTGCAGTCTCATCCCGAACCCCTAGACAGCGCAACTTCAAGACTCGTGTCTTGGATGCCCCTAAAGGAAAACCAGTAGAGGCTGAAGCCGTACAGAAATCAGAGAAGGGTGTATTAACTGGAGTATCAGAGGGGCTGCACACAATTAGTGCCTCTCTTTCATCCTTACCCATTATAGGTGGAATTGCCTCAGCTGTTGAGTCTATCACAGCTAAGACCACCCCTTTCTTTGATGCCTTAGGACTAGCTAAGCCAATCAATGTTTCAATCACAGAACCATGCCAGCTCAAAGTTGCCTCTGATCTTTGTACCACTGATGGTGTCCATAACTCTATATCCTTAGGTAGTAAAACAGATGCTCCCTTATCCGATATGGATCTTTCTTATCGAGAAGATGATTTTATCAAGGTAGCTCAAGTGCCTATGATGATTGATTCTTTCGAGCATACTTTTATTGGGGGATCTGGAACCGAGATAAAAAGATACTCGGCTAACCCTTATAACTACCCAAACCAAATAACAGGACCAGGACTTGTCCGTACTTATCTCGGTGCTATCGCCGAGTGTTTTCAATATTGGCGTGGATCCATAAAGTTTCGTTTCCACTTCATTTGTAATACTTTTACTTCAACTAGAGTCCGTATTTCCCATGTACCAGGACCAGCTGTATACGTTGGTAATCCAGAAGCCTGGGGAGGAACAGTCCCTTCCACAATTGTTGACATTCGAGGGGATACTATCGTTGACTTCACCGTTCCCTACGTGAGTGAGCGTATGTACACTTCTTCTACCTCGACAGACGTCGAATCCTATATAGTCCTTTCCCTCGTGAACAATGCTATTTCTCCTGACGTAGCTAGTATCCCAACTATAGGTGTCCTCGTCTACACGGCTGCTGGAGAAGATTTCCAAGTTCTCCAACTTAGAAATTATCCCACCACAGTCGGTGTAAGAGAAGATTTTCAAGAAGTGTTTGAACCACTCTCCTCAGCGTCCTTCAATCCCGAATCCGGAGTGCTCGACTCTGAGCATCTAACCTCCTTCAACTCTATACTTTCTAGATACCATCCTTATTCCTCCACCACTACTCCTGAGCTAACCGTTGAACCTAAATGGTGGTTAGGCACCGCAGCCTTAATTATGTCAATGTTCATATGTTACAGAGGGTCTATGCACATCAAAGTGATAGATCCTGCATGGAATTGGCAGTATATTGGCCTGTCCACCGACGGTAGCAATGTAGCTCAGGCCTCATCCGGTATGGTCCCCATGATATCAAATGCCGCTGTTCAACCAGCCGAAGTATTAGTACCATTCTATAAAAAAGTGCCCATGGAATATATCCATTTATCTTATACTGATGGAGCTCCCCCTAAATTAGTAGGCGACCCATCTTTGCCTTCCGGCTTGCGTTACTTTGCCGCCTCCGGCAGTGACTTTCAGCTTTATGGGCTAGTTCCCCCAGCCTATCGACCCCTCGCAGCATTAGAGGCTGAGACGGAAGTCAAAAACGTGCGATTGCGTGAGAAGCTTGCTTCTCGAGAAATTCCTAACTCAGATTAGGAACGTACAAGACTTTTATGTTTTGGTGTTCTGTGGGTGCTAAGGTCCGTGCGCGAAAGGGAAATAACCCAGACCATCGGCTAAGGTCCCTAAATACACGCTAAGTTGATCTAACGAGGTCGGACTGCATTGACA